CGATCTGCAGCAAGGTATGCACAGGCTCGCCCTCGACCCAGTTGTAGCAGTTACCTACAGCCAGCATTTGCTGCGCCATAGCTTCCAGCTCTGGGGTGTCAGCGAGCAGGATGCCGTCGATGCACTCGATGCGACGTCCGGTCGGAGTCACAAGTTGGCACTTGGAAGGCAGTATGTACTTCTTGGCCTTGGGAGCTTCAGGCTGAGCTGCCGCGGGTTGCTGCGCAGCGCGCAGCGCGTCAATAGCAGACATGAGTTGTATCCTCGTAAAGCGTACAGCCCCCGGAGGGGCTGCACAGTGCAGGCCTTAAGCGGCGCCTGCGGTCAGGCCGTAGATCACGGCAAAGGCCGACGGGTTGATGACTTCCATCGTCAACTCCGTGGTCAGCGTGCCGCCCACAGCGTCTTGGCCGTTGGCAACGTAGCGTCCGTCCATGCCGTACTCGAAATTCGAGGTCTTGCGCAGATGCGGTACGCGCACGCTGTCCATATCCACAACCAGCGCCATCTTCTTCCAGTCGTCGTTGCTGTTCAGCATCGGATGCTCGATCAGCTTGAACTCGCCACGCGACGTGCGGAAGCTCTGGAACTGCAAACCGAACGAGGTCTGGCCTTCGACAATGGTGTAGTCTCCGGACAGACGGCCAATGTCGTTGATCACAGTGCGGGCGTTGCCACCACACAGCATGATGCGGCGGTTGCCGTTGCGCCCGTTGGTCTGCGTGTCGAACACTCCGTTGACCATCGTCTGCAGCTGCGTGTAGTTCGTGGTGCCGCCAGCGGTGGACGTGTTGCCCACAGGAGCCAGCGAGCGCACATGCTCCACAATGCCAGACATAGTGGTCAGGTACTGGCTGTTCACAGTCTGGCCGGACTTCTGACCAAAGATCAGCGCAGTCTCGATGTCCGCACCGTGGAAGGAAGCGCAGTCCTGACGGCTCTCGGCGATCAGCGAGTTGCCCACAATGGGCGCAATCGCAGTCACAGTGCCCGGAAGAGCCCACGTGTTGCGGAAGATTTGCGTGTGGTTGATAACACGCGCCGGGTTCATCAAGCGGCTGGCCGGAGCGTTCGAGCCTTGCTCGAAAGCGTTACCAATGCTGTACAGCTTGACGTCATCAGCAATGGCCGCAGCGGACACCTGACCCACACCACGCTTCACAGTGAGCTGCACGCTGGAATCAACAGAAGTCACACGCACCACTTCGCCCGTGGTGTTAGCACGCAGCAGCTGGCCCGCAATGATGTTGTCCGTGGAATCCACCGTGAACGTGGTGATGACGCCGCTGGCGATGGCGCCGTTGAGCTGCACGCTGGGGAAGACCATAGCCTTCGTGAAGTAGCCGTGCTCGACTGCAGTGCACGTGCCCGAGGGCAGCATGGAGGTCAGGCCGAACAGCGGACACATGCCGTTGGGGGCAGTGCGCATGAGTTGCCCGGCAAAGGACTTGGACAGGTAGTCCGCAGTGCCGGAGTTGGTGGTGTTGTAGTAGTACGAATCTTGCAGGGCCATGATGGCTCTCCGTAAAAGTTGTGATGGGTGCACACTGTGCGGGGATTCCCCCGCACGTCACACACCTCACGCGAAGTACGCTGCCCAGTCTTGCGACTGCTGCCCTGCAGGCTGCATCAACGGCTGCCCAGTGACAGGATTCACCGGGGCTACCTGAGGTGCTTGCTGCGGAGCAAGGGCAGTGCCAACAGCCTGCAGATAACTACGCAGTTGTTGAGCCACTTCGTGCGGAGGCATGTTGGGATTGGCGGCCAGAATCTGCGCTTGCAGACTCTGCAGAAGCGGTTGAACTGCAGCATGGCCAGCGGCCGGAGTTGCTGCAGCCAGCGCATCTTGCGTGGCCAGCGACTTGAACGTAGTGGGCAGCGCGCCTTGTAAGCGTGCATTGTACGTGTTGATGCCTTGCTCCACCATATTCTGTGTGAGCATCGCGGCATGGACGAACACGTTCTGTGCCTGTGCGTTCAGGAGTTGTGACAGGGCTTGTGCATCGCCTTGCAGGGCGCGAGCTTGCAGCTGCGGGTCAATCTGTCCGACGAAGTTCTGCTTCGAGACAGACTCACGCAGCTTTGCAGCGTCCATAGCAAACAGCGGTGCATCAAGCTGGACTTGTGCGTGGGCTTGTTGGCCTTCCTTACTAGTTTCAAACAGCTTTGCAAACTGGGCAAGTGGGGACTCGGGCTCCTGCGGAGTCGTTTGCGGCTGAGGCTGCACAGCCTGCATGCCGGGGGTGTTCTGCATGTACTGCACGGGAGCCTGCTGCAGCTGCAGCTGCGGCTGGGTGCTGAACAGGTCGAGTACGCTGCCGGGTAGGCGCGGAGCCGGAGCAGGCGCTCCCATCTGTTGCGGGGTAGGTGCCGGGGCGTTGCCAGCAGGAACTTGCGGAGCCGGCGAGGGCTGCACAGGCTGCACAGGCTGGGATTGCTGCGGGATCTGCGACGGAGCGACAGGCTGGATGTTCGGTGTGAGGTTGGCGAATGGCATGGTGTGTGCTTCCTAGGCGCTAGGCCCTGTGGTTGGTTGGGTATTGTAGTGTGCAGGGCATGTGCCCTGCGGTTAGTCTGGCGGACAGAAGCTCTGCAGGATGTCGCAGGCCTCCATGTAGCGTGCACGCAAATCCACTCCTTGCAGGGCATATGCCCGCAAGGCAGCGTCGTCGGCTCCCACCAGCGACTGCAGCAGAATCTGCTCCTCCAGCGTATCTATGCGGCGTGCAAGCAGCACAGCTGCCAGTGGCACCGATGTAATCGCTGCGCGCTGCAGGATCAATGTGCCACGTCCTGTGCGCAGAGGTTGTGGGGCTTGCTCATCTGAGGTGTCGCTGTGTGTGCTCATGTGGTTCATCGCGGTGCTCCGGGTTGCGGTTGTGTTTGCGCTGCGGCGGCTTGCTGCATTGCAGCACGCTCTTCTGGGCTGCGCTTGTACTGGCTGATGTCAACACCTTGCGCTTTCAGCAAAGCTGCAAAGATGTCTGCACGGCTGTACTCCATGTCGAGCTCTGGCGCCTGTGCGATGGTGTTATACGCAGCAACCAGCCCCTCAGTGTTCATTACCTTGCTCGCAGGGTTCAGGGCGTCCACTACGCGGAAGTCCGCCTCGTTGAGCAGCAGCGCCGCCGGATCGACGTCCACTATGGCCTGCTCTGACCGAGAGAAGATGGATTCGAGCTCTGCAAACTGCATGTAGTTCATCTTCAGCATACGCTTCAGCTGCGAGAAGAAGCTATTCTCGAGGTCCAGTGCATAGCGCTTCATGCGGGCATCACTATTCCCCATCACAGTGGCGAACTCTTCCCGCGTCTTGTTGCCCTTCACGAATGCGCCCTGCGCTGCAGGGTTGAGCCCGGATACGTTGTTGCTCAGGCTCAGCACAGTCTGCATGTTGGCCGCAAGGAACGGGCTGGTGCGATCCTCGTACGGTATGGCGCGGTAGGCCGCCTCAATGCCCAGCTGGAACGCTGCAGGCTTGAGCGCCATCTTCGCTGCAGGGTTCGCACTGTTGACGTCCTTGGGATCCAGCAGCAGCGGGTTGTACACAGCACGATCGCTAACAGCCCGGCGCATGCTGGCAATCACACCGTTCATCATGCTGGTGCCCACATCCTGCATGTCGAGCTGGTTCTCTGCAAACGCTCTGTTCTCGAAGCCAAGGCCTGTGGTGTTTGCGTGCGAGATTGCAATGGGCAGCAAGCCATGCGCGTACGCCAAAGGCTCGATGTACACTAGCACATTGCCGACCCACACAAGCTTATACGGCGTCGGCGTACCGTCGCGCTGTGCACGAATTCCGAACTCACGGGGGATGATGCGCGCGTACATAGTGAACACCTCGTAGCAACCGCGTGCGCCGCTCTGTGCGTTCTGGCTGGCGTGGCCGAAATAGGCCTCCCAGTTGGTATCGGGGCCAGTGCGCGCGCTGTCCATCGGATGCAGGTCAGGCGCAAAGTACAGTCCCAGCCCGCTGGTGCCTCCGGCAGAGAGCGCGTTGCCGAAGTGCGCAGTCTGCGCAAAGCGCTTGTCGAAGCCTGCAAGCAGCATCTTCACCTGCAGGTAGTTCTTGCGCTCGACATAGCCAATGTACGCTCCGGACTCCGAGAGCTGCTCCAGCGGTGTGGTCGTGTCGAAGTACAGGTTGTACGGATCAATGCGCTTGAGCTGCTGCCCGCTGTAGCGCACGGACTTCGTGACGCGCTTGCCGCCCTCAGCCACAAGCTGCATGCTCTCGCGCTGCGTATATACACACTCCACAGCCAGCACGTCCTTCAGCAGCGCATCCCGGAGCGCAACTTGCAGGTTCGTCACCCATCCGAAGCGTTCCTGATCGCGCTCACACAGCACGCTGTACATCAACGCAACGTCTTGGCTCTGCTCACTGCTGGCTGCGCCGACAAATGCGAACACCGGATAGCCCGTCAGGAAAGTGCCCACAAGGTCTGCATGCGCGGTCTCTACTTGCTGCAGCACAATCGGAAGTTCCAAGTTCCGGTGCTTATCGCGCCGCCCTGCAGCAGCTGCCGCCTTGCCAGCAGCCCCCTCGGCTGAGGTGTCCACGCTGCGCTGCATGTAGCGATCTATCAGCTCCCAGCGCTCCCGCGCCGCATGCCGCCCCCGGAGGGGCGTAGTGTACTTGTCGAGCAGTGTGCCCAAAGCGTCATAAGTTGTCGGCATATCCTGTAGCTCCGAGTGTGTAAGCAGCAGCGGCTGTGCCTGCTGTCTGTGTTGGTTAGTGGTATGTGCGGTGGTCAGTGGTCAGTGGTCAGTGGTGCGCACGAGCAGTGAGCTGTGTGCGGAGCAGCGTGCGGTGATGTGTGCAGCGTGCCGCACGGTCGTGCCGTGTAGGGCGGCTTCGCCGGGCTGCGGGCTGGGTCTTGCGGCCGCCTTGACGGCGGCTCGCGCCCTCGCGGCAAGGCTCGCTCAGGCTCAGAACGCTGCAAGGCTCTCATCCGCAGGCGGCACCGGCAGCGCCATCCAGTCTGCATCGACCGCAGTGCCCGGAATGGGCAGCAGTGGCCCGTACAGCAAGAACACCTTCGGCGCATACACGACGACATCCAGCACGTCGTCTACGTTCTTCTTGCGGTGTGGATCGAACGCTGAGGCCCGTGCACTCCACATTGCAAATGCCTGCCTGCTGAAGGTGACCTCGCCTGCCATACACTCCTGAAAGGAGCGCAATATGCGTCTGTTTTTGCTGTCGCCGCCGGTCTGCACCGGGTGGAACTGTATGCCCTGTATGCCCTGCTGTTGGCAGATCACGCCGAACCAGTAGAGCAGCGTGTCTTGGTAGCCCACGGCCTCGCACACTATGAATGAGCAGCCCCGCGTAAGCGCCAACTCCAGCGCCTTCCGGATCGTATTGCCGGGGCTGAGCACTTCCTCGATGATGTGCTGCACACACGGTACGCCGTCGAACATCTCACAGTATGCGATCGCCGTCGGATCGCTGCTTGTCTTGTTCCCAGAGGGGTCGATTATGATGAAGGAGCCTTGATGCAGCTCCCCTGCATACCCCTCGCGCACGGTGATGCGGCTAAGATCAAGCCCGCTGCGAGGCTTGTAGCTTGGGTCATTCAGGACTTCTGCTGCGTATATCTCGCCCTGCCCCATGCTGGCGTCCTGCTCGAACTCATCCAGCAGTTGCTCTCGCGGCTGCAGCTCCTCCCACAGCGCCTTCCCATCCGCTAGGATGGCGCCTACGATGAAGCTCTTCCAGTAGCGGCTGAACTGCAAGTTGCGGAGCAGGCACGCGTACAGGTTCGGGCGGATCTTCAAGTCCCTGTACATGTTGCCCACGTAGAGGTATGTACATCGCGTCGGATTCTTGGCCTTCAGGAGCGTGCCGAAGAACCACTGTATGTACCCTAGACTCTCCGTCACGCTCCCGGCGCACTCTCGCGTCTGGGCGTCATCGCACACGATGAAGTCAGGCCGCATGTGGCCTACGTTGAAGCCCCGGATGCTCGTACCTTGCCCCGCTGCAGCAAGTGCCCGTGTGCTGCCGCCAAAGGCGAAGAACTTGAACTCTGCCTTGTCGGTGCGCATGTCCTCGCGCCAATTCCCGTACACTGCGCGCACCTGCCGACTGTCTAGTATGCCCTCCACGTCCCGCAGAATGTCCTTCGCACGGTCTTGGTTTGCGCCCACGATGAGCACGAACTGCAGCTCCGTCTCCAGCACCGCGTACGCACTCAGCAGCTTCACAAAGAGCGTCTTGGCATGTCCACGTGGGAAGCCCAGTGCATACTTGTCAAAGTTGCGGTGCGCGCGCATGCTGGCCGTAAGCTGCTGCCACAGGGCGCAGTAGTACGGAGGGAACGGCAGGGTGCACACCTCGGGCAGGCAGAGCGCGGCAAAGAAGTTCAGATCCGTACGCGCAAGGTGCCGTACGTCCTCTAAGCTGTATATGCCCTCGGTGAGCGCAGGCGCTGGGGCGGATGCTGCGGCCTGCAGGGCATCTGTGCCGCTCATGCTAAGGCCCCTGCAAGCAGCCGCCGGCTCGCAGCTTGCGCGCAAGAGGCGCGCGCTACAGCAGCTGCCCGAGCTGCAGCCTGCACTGCCCCCATGTCACATGTCACTGTCCGCACACTCTGCAGCCGTTCGCTGCGTTGTACCGCGTTGTGCTGTGCCATCATACACCTCTCCTGCAGGCACTGCCTGCACTGTGCGTGCCTCTGCACGCTGGCGCGCCATGCTGGTTAGCTGGTCTGCCGTTACTGTTACGAGTGGGCGCTGTTCGCCCTCTGCACTGTAGGCGACCGCTTCCCCATTTGCATTGAATGTGAACTGCGCAGTTGTGAGCTGCGGCATCTGCAGCGTGACGAACTTGTTGCCGCTGCCTTCCGTGATCGACGGCGGCGCCGCGCTGCGGCGTTTGGTGGCGTTGAGCTGTGTCGCTATGCGCGTCAGCTTCAGCGGGTCGTGCACTGTGCCGAGTACGCGCATCAGCTGCTCTAGTGCCTGCTTCTCCGCGCGCTTGTAGAGGTCGTCAATGTCCTGTAGCGTGCTGTCCACTGGCTGCAGCTGGTGTGCTGCGCAGAGCTGGCTGATATAACTCGGGTCTACGCTGAGGCTCTGTGCAATCTCTTCCTGCGTGAAGCCCTGCTGCAAGCAGCTGCGCGTAAACTCTACAATCTGCTGTGTCGATGCTGGTGCGCCCATGTGCTGCCCCTATGCCATGCCCCTGTGCCCTATGCCGCCAGTATGCCCGGCAGCAGTAGGCGCGGTCGCTGGGGCCGTGGTGGGCTGCAGTGTGCGGCTGTGTGGGCTGCAGTGTGCAGGGCTCGCACTGGAAAAGTTTAGAAATTTTTTGGAGGGTGCAAAGAATAATCTTCCCATTCTCGCCACGAAAAGGTCTCCGCCCCCTTCGCCACTTCCGGACGGTCTGCTGCCTGCGCCCTTGCACTGGATGTGGCATGTGCACTGGCCTGCTCTTGCTGCCTGTGCCCTTGCACTGCTGGTGTGGGCTGTGGGCTGTTTTGCTGTTGCTGTTGCGTGTGGGTAGAGTGGAGCGCACGCGACAGCATTTGCGCTGTTGCCTTTGCTGTTGCCTCTGTAGACTGTGGAGCGCAGCGACATCCTTCGTGCTCGTGGGTGGAGCTTTTCGGCGGAGCTCCTGCTGCACACTGCGCGCTTCCACACAGCCTGCGGTGCGACATCCTTTGTGCTGTTGCGAGCAGGGACGCGAGCGCAGGCAGAGCCTGCTGGGAGCGCGAGGGGCTGCTTGGACACGAGCTGGGAGCGAGTGGCAGCCCTTCGTGGTAGAAGCAGCGAGCTGTGCGAGCAACAAGCAGGCAAGCGGAGCGCGCAGAGCGCATGGATGCGCGCACAGGGCCTGTGCAGCACAGCAGGCGTCGTACAGAGCACAGAGCCTGCTGCACACAGCACCTGCTGCACGCTGCGCTCTTCCCTTCGACCCTACTGCTGTGTTGATTGCATCAACTGTTCTCTGCTGCGTGTGCTGTTCTGCTGTTCGTACTGTGCAATACTGCCAAAACTGTGCCTTTCTCGTGATCCCCCCCCCCCCCCCC